GCTATAATACTTGCAAATAGTGCCATTTCAGGTATTATTTGGGAATCCGGGTTACCCGGTTCATTAGACTGTCCCGGCAGACGCATACAAGACTAATGAGCTTAACTTTGTATGAAGGAAAATATCATGGCATTAACAACGTTCAGCGGCCCAGTGTCGTCTTTAAATGGCTTCATTAGCGGTACAGCTTCAGATCCAATCACAGTAACAACAGCAGGCAACATTGATCAATCATATGCAACAACAACAGCTGCATCAGGCGATACTCGTTTAGCTTATGCAAGATTAACATTTGCAGGCGCAGGCGCAGGCGAAACAACAAGAGTTTTCTCAGTAGTAACTGCAGCACAAGGTGCAGGTCAAACAACTAATGGTTCTCATGTTTCTTTATCAGTAAATACAGGCGGTTCAATCTCAGGTGCAGCTAATGCTTTACGTGCTACTTTAGGTTTACAAGCAGGTGTTTCTTCAGGCGGTACAGTTGCAGCTATTCAAGCAGATTCTGACGTAGGTGCAGGCGCTACATTACCAGCAACAGCAGCTTGGATTAGATTCACAAACAGTGGTGCAGGTACAGGCTTATCAAACCTATTTAACTTACCAGCAGCAATGGTTCCAGCTAAGTCAGCAGCGGCAGTAACTCATACTATTAAAATTATTGTTGATGGTACTCCTTACTACTTAATGGTTTCTAACGCACAATAATGGAAATTACAAAAGACTTTCTTTTGTCTGAGATCAAGCGTCTTGAGGCAGAGCGTAACCAAGCATCTAGTTTTGTTACAGCTTCTCAGGGCGCCATCGATGCATATACTGCATTAGTGGAACGGCTCGACGCCAAAGAAACAAAAGGGGAATAGATTATGGCAATGCAATATGATGTAAAGGCATACCACAATACAGTATCAGGTGTAGCGGTACCTTATCGCACTCGATTAAAAGGCATAGTAATATCACCAAGTTCATCTTCAACTTTTAACATAGGTGTTTTTAATAACACATATTCTACAGGCACATATGCACAATCAGCTTCTACTACAATCACAGTAACTTTAACTGCACATGGGCTAAATACAGGAGATACAGTATATTTAAATTGCACTACAGGCACTGGGGATAGTAATGTTTATAATATTACAAAAACAGGCGACAATACATTTACTGTAGTGTCTCCTACATCAGAAACCACAAGCGGCAACGTGAATGTGTATAAAGATGAGTTATTAGAAATTGATTGTTCTACTGGTACATCGTTTTATACATTAATTCCAGGTGAAGGTATCGTAGGCCAAGACGGTTTGTATGTAGGGCTACCTTCAGCAGGCACTGTAACTAGCACTATCTTTTATGGATAAGGACTAATTATGACAATGCAATATGATGTAAAGTCTGCTCACGCAAGTGCATCAGGACAAGTTGTTGGGTATGAAGTTAGATTAAAAAATATTACAGTGACTTCTGGAACTGCATCTGCAAGAAACGTAGCATTAGTAGATTCAACAGGCGCAATAACAGGTACGTGGGATAGACCCGCAGGAACACCAGGCCCAATAACTACTACAGTAACTACATCAACAAATCATGGTCTTACTACAGGGGACAGAGTTGCTATAGATTTTTCTGGTTCACTTATGAGAGACGGGGTGTATGAAGTAACAGTTACAGGCCTTACAACATTTACTGTGCAATCACTTACAACTGGAGCTGCATCAGGCACTTGTAATGTATTTACACAAGAATATATCTTTTTAGAAGTAGATACTTTTAGTACTGTAGGTTTACCAATCCTTATTCCAGGTGAAGGTATTAGATGCCCTAATGGTATTTATGCAGTATTAGGTGCTTCTGTTACGGCAACATTATATTATGGCTAATAAGAAAAAAGGTCCTAGCTTAGCTATTGGACGCGGTGAAAAACTTCCTGTATCAAAAGGCGCAGGGCTCACGGCTAAAGGCCGTGCAAAGTATAACGCAGCTACTGGGTCAAACCTAAAGGCTCCTCAACCACAAGGTGGACCTCGTAAGAAGTCGTTTTGTGCTAGGATGTCTGGTATGCCTGGTCCTATGAAAGATGAAAAAGGTAGACCTACTAGGAAAGCCGCATCACTAAAAAGGTGGAATTGCAAATGAGTGCAGAACGCGAACTAGCAGAACATGGTGTTGAAATTAAACACATTCAATCGGACGTAGATACTATTATGGAAGATATGGAAGATTTAAAAAAACGACTTGATAGTATTGAAAAAACATTAGAAGAAATTAAAGGCGGATGGAAAGTATTTATTGCTATTGCTACTATTTTTTCAGGTGTAGTAAGCTGGATGGTAACTCATTGGCTAGGTAAGTAACATGAAAGCTTTTATAGACAGAATATTTAAGGCTAAAAAACAAAAGGAGTTATTAGATGAAATTACTAATACAGAAGTTATACAAGAAAATAAAGAAATACTTAGCAAACAAATTGAAATAAGTATTAAAAAACATGTAGAAGCAGTACAAGAACATACAGATACAAAGGACGATTAAATGCCAAGTAAATCTAAAAAACAACACAACTTAATGGCAGCTGTAGCTAATAACCCAGCCTTCGCTAAGAAAGTTGGCATATCAAAATCAGTAGGAGAAGAGTTTATGAAAGCAGATAAAGGCAAGAAGTTCGGATCAGGCGGGGCACTTAAAGCAGTTGACTCAAGTGACAATCCTGGATTATCAAAATTACCAACGGAGGTTAGAAATAAAATGGGCTACATGAAAAAAGGCGGTATGGCTAAAAAAGGCATGAAAGAAGGCGGCATGATGGATAAGAAAGATATTAAACAAGATAAAGCTACGGCAAAAAAAGCTGTTGGTATGCACGAGAAACAATTACATGGTGGTAAAAAATCAGACCTTACTAAACTTAAAAAAGGTGGTATGGCTAAAGGCTGTGGTTATGCTAAAGGCGGCGGCATTGAAGTTCGCGGTAAAACTAAAGGCAAGATTTGCTAAGGAGCTAACATGGCTATAATTGAAAAAATGAAAAAGTTTGTTAAAGACATTACGCCACCATCAAAAGAACAAAAAGCTAAAATTGAAGAAAAGCAAATGAAAATGGAAGAAATGAAAGATCCAGAAGCTTATCGTAAAAATAAAGCTATGTACGATGTAAGTACAGAAGTTAAAAAGTTTGATGAGAACTATAAAAAAGGTGGCAAAATTACAGCGGCTAACTACGACAAAGAATACGGTAAAATATATCGTAAAGCTGTTAAAAAAATGTCAGCTGGTGGCTCTACTGCATCTAAACGTGCTGATGGTATTGCTACAAAAGGTAAAACAAAAGGAAAAATCTGCTAATGAGACCTTCACGTGGTATGGGTGCTATAAAGAAAACTAAGATTCCTAGTGCTACTGAGAATACTATGCCTAAGGGTGTGGTTAAGAAACGTCGTGACAACACGGACTTTACTCAGTTTAAAGAAGGTGGACCTGTAGGATTATATGCAAATATAAATGCAAGAAAGAAGGCCGGTACTTCACGTCCTAAATCAAAGTCTACAATATCACCTAAAGCTTATGCAAATATGAAAGCAGGATTTCCTAAAGGGAAGAAATAATGGTAGATAGAACCACAGGTACCACGAGTTTTAACTTAGATTTAAATAACCTCGTTGAAGATGCGTTTGAACGATGTGGTCAAGAGTTGCGTACTGGGTATGATCTACGTACTGCACGACGTTCACTAAACCTACTTACTATTGAGTGGGCTAACCGTGGTATTAATATGTGGACCATTGAACCCGGTCAAATTAATTTAAACCAAGGTCAAATTATGTATGCATTGCCTAATGATACGATTGATCTTCTTGACATGGTGACTAGAACCGGTACAGGTCAGAACCAACAAGACATTAATATTAACCGTATCAGCGAGTCAACCTATATTACAATACCTAATAAAAATGCTACAGGACGTCCTATCCAAGTGTGGATTAATAGACAGAGTGGTCAAGAGAACCCTACTGATTTATATACGGATGGCGCGGTTACAGCAACGGCTACTACGATTAACTTAACTTCTATTGTAGGCTTAGCGCAGTTTGGCTTTATTAAATTAGATAATGAAACGATTCAGTACGGCGGACTCACAACGACAACAAGTGGCTCTACAACGTACTACCAATTAACTGGATGTATACGTGGTGTTAACAATACGGTAGCTGCGACTCATACAACCGCTACTAGAGTATTTGTGCAGAACTTACCTACAGTCAATGTATGGCCAGCACCTGATCAAAGTAGTTTTTATCAGTTTGTGTATTATAGATTAAGACGTATTCAAGACGCAGGTAACGGTATCTCAGTAGAAGACATTCCGTTTAGATTTATTCCTTGCATGGTTGCAGGGTTAGCTGCGTATTTAGCGATGAAGTTACCTAATGTAGACCCTAATAGAATTGCAATGTTAAGAGCAGACTATGAAGCAGCGTTCCAATTAGCAGCTGACGAGGATAGGGAAAAAGCAAGCGTTAGGT